GACTCCATTACATTTAGCAGTCCCACCATAGAAGGTACTGTGTTTAGGAGAAATAAACTGGACGGAGAAAACAAGCATCCTTGGAAAGCAGAAGTGACAGAAGGGGATCCAGGGGTATCAGCTTCAACAATTTCAAGCTGGTTCACATCCGTTTATGAACCGGACTTCACAGCGGTAACGCCGACCATTACCATCACAACTCAACCTGCAGGGCTGACGGAAGTAACAGCCGGTAGTATTACAGGAAGTCTTTCTGTCGTAGCTGAGTCTAACACCAGCGATCCGGTAACATACCAATGGTATGAGAATACCATCGACAGTACAACAGGAGGGACAGTCATTAATGGAGAAACGTCTGCCAGCTTTGATATTCCAACAGACCTCTTGGCAGATACCTATTACTATTACTGTGTTCTAAGTCTTGTTGGAGCCAGTGATGTAACGACAACCGTAGCTACAGTGACGGTATTTTAATGGGAGGTAAATGATTATGGCAGATGAAAAAATAAAAGTAGATGAGGTATCAGAAGAGAGGAGCACCACGATCAACATCGGTGGTACCGACTTCAAACTGATTTTAACGACAAAAGCGACAAAGGCGATTGCTGGACGCTACGGTGGTCTTGAAAACCTGGGTGCAAAGCTGATGAAGACCGAGAACTTTGAGATGGCACTGGATGAGATTGTGTGGCTGATTACACTTCTGGCCAACCAGTCCATACTGATCCATAACATCAGGAATAAGGATGAGAAGAAAGAACTCCTCACCGAAGAGGAAGTTGAGCTTCTCACTACTCCCTTTGATCTGGCTGAGTACAAGAATGCCATCATGGCCAGTATGATGAGGGGAACCAAGAGAAATGTGGAGAGTGAACCCTCAAAAAACGAGGTGGTCGGGTAAGTGATGAAGAACTCTTTACCCGACTGATCTACTATGGCACAGCCCATCTTAACCGAAAAGAAGACGAGGTGTGGTTGATGCCTATCGGATACCTCATGGACCTTTGGGAATGTCACAAACAGTTCATTGGTATTGCAAAACCAAAACTGGAGTTATTCATCGACGATGTGATTCCCTCATGGCTGTAGATGTCCTTTTGGTGCGTAAATAAACAAGTATATACGAACAAGAATGACAAAGGTGAGGGTTGGCATGTGTGCTAATAATAAGCTTTAGATTTGCATGTATGTCATTTTCAGGCTCTAAGTAATGTAACATCAATGACTTAAAATGTAACTGTAAGATTGTTACATTAAAAATCAAAAAGTTAAATTACGCTGATACCGAAATATGGTGTCTTTTTTCATGCCTAAAGAGGAGGAGGTGAGTCACAATGGCTGATAATTTTGGATTAAAGATTGGTGTGGAAGGCGAGAAGGAGTTCAAGAATGCCCTCCGAGATATCAATCGAAGCTTCAAGGTACTGGGTTCTGAAATGAACCTGGTCACTTCGCAATTTGATAAGCAGGATAAATCTATTCAGGCGATGACAGCAAGAAATAATGTGCTTAATAAAGAGATTGATGCTCAGAAAAACAAAATCAATACCCTTGAAGCCGCTCTTAAAAATGCCTCCGACTCCTTTGGTGAGACCGATAGAAGAACGCAGAACTGGGCTATTCAACTTAATAATGCCAAGGCCGACCTCAACAAGATGGAAAATGAACTGGATAAGAATGTTCAGGCCATTGATGAGATGAATCAAGGCTTTAATGAAGCAGAGGATGGTGCAGGTGGATTCGCTGATGCCGTGAATGATGCAGCCAATGAAACAGATGATGCCTCGGGGAAGTTTGAAAAACTGGGTGGGGTGTTAAAAGGAATCGGTGCAGCAATCGGAGCTACCGTTATTGCCATTGGCTCTGCAGCAGTTGCTACTGGAGCAAGTCTCATTAAATTGGGCGATGAATACAATATGGCGGTCAATCAGATTTCAGCATCCACCGGGGCTACCGGTCAGGAACTGGAAGAGCTGGGCGAAGTCGCTCAAAATGTGTATAAGCATAACTTTGGTGACAGTTTAGAAGATGTGGCTAATGGCATATCTGAAGTGAAAAAGACAACCGGACTCATGGGCCAGGAACTAGAAAAGGCTACAGAGTCCGGTTTTGCTTTAAGGGATACCTTTGGTTTTGAACTTCAGGAATCTGCAAGAGCTGCAGGAGCACTCATGAAAAACTTCGGAATCTCTTCTGAAGAAGCTTATAACATCATCGCAACGGGTGCTCAAAACGGTGCCGATAAAAACGGAGATCTTCTTGATACTTTAAATGAATATTCTAATCAGTACTCAGCCTTAGGACTCAGTGCAGATGAATTTATCGCAGGACTTATCGGTGGTGCTGAAGCAGGAGCGTTTAGTATCGATAAGATCGGTGATGCGGTCAAGGAATTTAACATCCGGAGTAAGGACGGAAGTAAAGGAACCATTGAAGCTTTCACATCCCTTGGATTCAATGCCGATGAAATGACTCAGAAGTTTGCCCAGGGCGGGGAAACGGCCAGTGATGCATTCTATTCAGTTGTGGAAAGGCTGAATGAAATTGAAGACCCCATTCTTCGAAATACAGTCGGGGTTCAGCTCTTTGGTACTCAGTTTGAAGACCTCGAAGCGGGGGTCCTACCAGTCCTTGCAGGTATGAAAGACAGTACCATTGCTACGAAGGACGCTTTAAGTCAGATCACCGAAGTGAAGTATGACAATCTTTCAGATGGTTTTGAAGGGGTGAAAAGGTCCCTTCAAGGTGTGTTTCTACCTGCAGTTAGCGAAGTGTCGGCTGGTATTACCGACCTGTTCTCCGGTTTATCCAACGGAATTAATGCAGCTGATGGGAACTTTGAGAAGATTTCAGAGGTTATCGGAGAAACGGTGAGCGGTATTACGACGCTGATAACAGAGCAGCTTCCTCAGTTTGTTACCTTGGGGCTGGACATTATTTTAGCTTTGGTTGGTTCAATCGTAGAGAATCTACCTATGATAATCGACTCTGCCATGCAGATTGTGATGACACTTTTAACCGCACTTATAGAAGCTTTACCACAGATTACAGAAGGGGCCTTGTACCTGGTGATGGCTTTGGTGGACGGGATTATCGCCAATCTGCCAGCCTTGGTTGAAGCCGCTCTTGTGATGATTGTGACCTTGGCCACAGGAATAGCAGAGGCACTTCCCGAGCTGATTCCATCCATTGTGCAGGCGATTATTCTTATTGTAGAGACGCTTATTGCCAACATGGACCAGATTTTGAATGCGGCTTTTCAGCTCATACAGGGTCTTGCAACTGGTATTTTAAATGCCCTACCTGTATTAATTGAGGCTTTGCCCCAGATCATTAGTAGCATTGTGAGCTTCTTAGCGGGAAACTATCCAAAGATTATCGAGAATGGGATTCAGCTTACTATTCAATTGGCTGCTGGACTGATTCGAGCGATTCCACAGCTAGTAGCTCAACTTCCACAGATTATAACGGCCATTGTCACCGGTCTTGGTAGAGCGGTTCCTTCCATGAATGACGTGGGAAGAAATATTGCCAGAGGTCTGTGGGATGGTATCTCATCCATGATAGGTTGGCTCAAGAGCAAAGTGGACAGCATGGTTGGCGGTATTGTGCGAGGGGTTAAAAGCGTTCTTGGAATCCGATCCCCTTCTAAAGTGTTCGCCGGTATTGGTGCCAACATGAGTGAGGGTATAGGTGAGGGCTTTACTGAAGCCATGAGTGGTGTGGAAAAGGATATGCAAGACACCATACCAACGGACTTTGATTTGGATCTGAATTCTCAAGTATCAGGGAGTCTTGGAGGTTCTGAAGGTGCAGTCTTTGATGTGACCATTCCACTTACCATTGACGGAAATATTCTAACAAGAGTCATAGCACAGCTTCAGTGGAATCAAAATACCGTCACCGTTAGAAACCTTGGAGTAGCAGGATCATAAAACAGGAAGGAGGGATAAGCCTTGATTGAAATCTATGCAGGAAGCACACTGCTTCAGAGCATCAAAAAAGTCATGAGTGCAAACATAAGAGAAACTCTGGAAGGGGAATATACCCTTTCATTCACGGTACTTGCAAAGTCAGCACTGGCACTGAAGGTTAAGCAGATCGCAAAGCTTGATGATCAGTATTTTGAAATTGTTCAGATATCAAAGAGTCTTCAGGGCAGCCTTCCCATCTGTTCAGTGATCTGCGAGCATGTCTCTTATATTCTAAACCATGAGATGTACAATATTACATCGTTTGATTTCACCGGAGATCCGGCTACAGGACTTGCACAGGTTCTATCTGGCACACCATTTAATGCAGGGGTTGTAGATTTCACAGAGAGTGTCACCATGAAGATCAATCAGGAAGTCTCAAGAAGGGCTGCCCTGATGCAGTACATTGCCATTCTTGGTGGCGAGATTGAGTACGATGGTTACAACATCAACATTCGAAGCCACAGGGGAAGTATTGACTATATTCCGGTGATGGATTCAAAGAATGTAACCAATGTGGCGGTTTCCCATGATTCCAGGGAGAATGCATCTTCTTATGACATCTCATTCTTTAAGCTTTTGAACCTTGCCGTGGGAGATAATGTACAGATTGTGTTTAATCCTTTAGGGATCAATGTAAAGACGAGGATCATCTCCCTGGAATATAATCCCTTTTACCGATATAACATCCGGGTGGAGGTCGGAAGATACAGACCCAGTATCTCTGACACCTTTTATCGAATAGAAAGTTCATTAAATAATGTGGGAAGCTCAGTGGATGACATTCAAACACAGGTGAATGACCTGGGAGTTTCCTATACCATCGTCTCTGATCTAGTGGTGACTGAAACAACCATTGATGTGACCTACACCGTGGAGAAGGGTGATACCCATCAATATCATGCCCAGTATCAATACACCACCGATAGTGGCGGAAGGATCACAAGCATTACCCTTGATAACATTTTCTCGGAGCTTCTCTTAAAGGAAGTCTCCACTTTAACCGTGGATATGATGAGTTTTTATATTGAATATGCAGACGGAACAACGGCAACATATAACTACACCGTGGATAGCGGTGGACGAATCACCAGCGTCACGAAAGTATAAAGGAGGGCTGAATCCATGAGCTATGATCATATTTTTAATAATACCCTGGCCATCTGGACAGCCTTTGGTGGCAGGGGGGAAGTTCTCTTCACCATTCCAACGCTCAGCTGGACCAAGAAATACTATAACAACTTTGGCTACACCCAGTATGGCAGCGAGAAGCAGATCAATGTTTACGATAATGGCAATGCACAAATCGCAGTTTATTATGCAAAGACTCCCTACATGTCCTATTGGAACAAGACTACAAAGCAGTGGACGGTTGTCAGCGTTCCTTGGTGGAGCTATGGACAGCCGGAGATTCTCTATGCAGCGAATGGTGTGTTTATTGCTAAGATTGTGGGCCTTGCCAATGTTATCGCTTCCTTTGACGGTATCACTTGGCATAACGCTGGATATTGTCCTGGAGCCTATAATGCTATGACTTGTGGTGCCTATGATATGGCCAGAGGCTCTGGTATTGTCAGCTGGTGGTACTACAAGTCACCGGTCTATTACAGCTTTGATTCTCTAGAGGAAAGAACTGCATGGACACTAGTTGGATCTGATGGTACTTCAGTACCGATCTTTAAATACCTGACCACTCATAAAGGTAACTTTGTGGGCGTGGTTGGCGGCGATAAATCTATAGCGATAGCTAGTTCAGCCAGTCCTGGTTCTTGGAGCACGACCATACCGGAGGATGTGAACGACACTCGGTATATGTTTATCCGGTCAATCAATGATGTGCTCTTCGTGATGAAGTTCAATTACACCAATGTGGGCGGCGATTACACCTACTATGTAAAGCTCTGTGTTATGAATGATGATGCCACGCAGATCACAGAAACGAATCTTTCCTGGGTGGGGGATCTTGCCAACAACAATATCCCAAATCCAAGGAACATCATCTGGATGGAGGACTGGGGAAAGTTTGCCCTTCTTAAAGAGAGTATGCTCTGCGTCTCCAATGATGGATTGTATTGGGAGGGAGTTGAACAGCCAGGTTTCACAACAACTCAGTATGACACCTTTGATGGTGCTATGTATATTCCTGGCGATGGGTTCTATGCAAAAGCAAGT